CGACTATAGGTCGTGTACATTTCAACAGCGTCAGAATGATCGCGAATATTGCTTATTGGATATTTCTTATCCAAGTGAGTTTCAATTTCGTCATGATTATTTCCAAGGTGGTGATTGTCGTTATTTGACTCCCATTGGGCGAAATGTTTCCATTTCCTAGCCTTTTTAAATGACCACGCCTCATCGAGTTTCTGTTTTTTTGCCAGAGTCGATGAAAGTGACTGAGATGCCGAGACATCTGTCGCCTGCGCTATGCTCTTTTTTCTGAGAGCCTTATGTTTTGAATGGGACCCGTGGGTATCAACAACAACCGGGGTGCCCGTAAAGCGGGGCACACCTCTCAGGATTTTCTGAGAGATGAATTGAAGAAATGTTTTCATAATTAACTAGTAGGTTGATCCACTAGTTATTTATGCATTTTTCAACCCATGATACCGGACAAGAAGCATTTTTTTTCTTGTGTTGAAATTCTGGTGCAATTTTTCCCAGTCCTTAAGTCCTGACTGACTAAATTCCGTCTTGACCTTTTCGTCATCAAGTTTCTTAACGGCATCAAGACCATCCCGCTCGGCGTGAGGATGCTGCGAAAACACGTGGTTGAATACTTGAGACGCTTGTTGGTTTTTATGGCGTAGTGAGTCATGCTCATCAATGTCCGGACCAAATTCCTTGTGGTCACCCTGGGCTCGAAAGTGAAATGCGCCGCCAGTATCAATGGAATGTAGGTCTCCGGTTTTTGCGTTCTTTAGGATGTTATCATGCTCTGTTCCGACGATGTCCCAGTTCTTAGTTAGAACTGCAGCGTGGAACATTTTTCCGATCTGACTAGCTTGCGTTGGTGTCAGATGATGAAAATCTTCAGGTTTGATTTTGGCGAGGTTATCGTCGTACCTAGTAACGACGGCATGTTTTCCTCGAATGACGCGATACTCGGGCTTTACCGTATGGATGCCCATATGATGATAAATCCTTCCAGCAAGGGCCTCAACCTTGGCCTGGTCGGCATTTTTGTAAAATTTGACGTAATGACGATTACCGGAACTGTCGGTGTGAATCCCGCCCTCATTTGAGCCGAGTTGAGTACCTGACACTGGGGTCAGTTCTTGAGAGGTAAACTGCTTAAATGTTTTGATGTTACTCTCGCTCATCACCTTACTTCCCTTTCATTTTATCATGATTAAGGGCTGGCCTGTCATCAAATTCTGTCATACCTCGAATTTCATACGCGACGAGAAATCCGGCGCTAGTAAATGCGTGCCAGAGGTGGGACATGCCTGACTCCTCATCGATAGTGGAGCGACCGGTCATCTTTCCGAGCCACCACTTCCATGAGTGGCGTATCATCGCTCCAAACACTCGGCTCCATGCCATGCCGCGTTCCCAGTTGCGCTCAGGATATGCCTTATCTCCTCTCACGCTTGTGCTGACTGCCCATGTCTGCACCTGAACCATGGCCTCAAATGCATCAAATGGGGCCAGATCCCATCGGGGCTTTCCTGTATCGAGCTTATATCCACCGAGCCCCGTCTTTGCTTCCTCTTGGGTAGTTGGCTTTACGATAGTTTCGGTTTCAAGCTCTTCTTCTTCATTTAGCCTACTCGCCAGCTGCTGTTCCATGACGCTCATCTCGTGTGGATTGAGAACGACTCTCTTTTCAGAAAGCGAAGTACCCCAGAACGGCTTTACGTTAGTGTCATCTGTTTGAACTGTAGCCCTTACTTCATCCTTCAGCTTGTTGATGTCTAACTCTCTCATGGTTTCCCCCTAGTTTGTGTTTTTAAAATTTGTGGAAAGCATTGCTTGAGTGTCGCCTTCGAGAGGCCAATCTTTATTTGCTTTTTTGCGGCCTGAATCAGAGTTGCCGCCTCCCTGGGTTCAAGCCTTTCAAGCATCGATTTGAATCTTAGGTTCTTCCTAACCTCAGGTACGTTGGAATCTTTGGTGAATGTGTGCCACAGCTTTGAAGAGTGGCTGAGTGTCTCAAGCTCATCGTGCTCCTTTCTCTTTAAATAGGGAGCGTCAAGATCGACATCTAAGAACAGGTCGGGGTCAAAGTTTAGCCTTAAAATCCCAGCAAGCCCCGCACTCATATTAGTGTGTAGAATATCAACCTTTTCCCCTCGGCTCTTCGCCTCTTGGGTTAGACTAATCACTTCAAAGATATACTTACGCTTCATCGTTTCGTTATATTTTGGTCTTGGGAATAGGAGCCTCAAGGAGATCCTTGCTGCAACAATCAACGCCACCGGGAGTGAGTAATACATTGATTGCATAGTGTTCTGGTGTCTTGTTGCTCACCCTACGCAAGCATAATAACGGATGCGGTATCGTGGCGTGGATTACCTTTCCGGTGTCGCTCTGGTTTACTCGGCGGACACTTAGAACATCCTGCGTATGGACATGAAAGAGTTTTCTGATACCCCAAATACAGGCATCCATCCTCAACGTGACCGATAAGCCGACCAAGTGGAGGAGCTTGGTGAGTGGGACGACACGAAGAAAGAATTGAAACTGCTAGGACCAAAATCAGTTTTCTCATAGCCTAAAAATTGTTTGGGTTTACGCCTGCTTGAACGAGGTAGTGGGTTCTTTTTCCGCGAGCAAAAAGGGCGCTCGGAGCGGGTTTTGAGAACTCCTCCAATATTGCATCCCTAATTGTTTCTGGGATGTACTCAAAGCTTATAAGTCTTTGATTACGTTCAAAGTGTGCCTTATAGGTCTCTGGTATACCGCCATCTCCCACGAAAAAGTTGTCTATATATATAGAGAACGCCTTTGCAGACACGACGGTCTGGCGCTCATTTAATACGAATACGGCATCCTTGGAGTGTAGATTTGGGATGCCATCGTTCCTGTCTCCGCGAATGATCTTCTCTCGCAAGTCATCTTCCGGGGACTCAGTTCGGTACACTGAATCCCTTCGCTTTGAATACTGACTGATATATGGGAGCCTATGCAGCTGATGGAAATCTTTATCCTCTGATATGATGATGCTCGGCTCTTGGTTTGTAGTTGCTAGAACAGCTACTACATCATCCCCTTCTGCTCCTGGGACGCAAACAACTCTAAATACTGCGTGTTCGGTTAGCTCATCTCGAATCAGCCGATTAAGTCGGTCAATCTCTTTCCATTTAACTGCCTCTTCGGCTCTGGTAATTTTTCGTCTGGCTTTGTAGTGGGGGTATATCTCGTACCTCCATGAGCGTCGTCCGTCGCAGCAAACAATCAATTCTCCATATTGATGCTTGAATCGGTTCTGAACAATGAAGAGAGTATGAAGAACGTGCTTTCTGAAATCGCTTTCCGTAACTTCCGAGACCTCTCGCTCCTGGGCAAAGAAGCATGAAATCAGCAAATGAGAGAAGTCAACGTATATCACGACATCACCTTTCAGTTATCGCGTCTGACTGAATCCCAGCTTCGCGATATAGTAAGCATCCACTAAGTCAGCCAGTGGAGACTTCCCCAACGGACATGGAAGTATTTTGTCTAGCCATAATCCTTCATTAGCAAAGGCGCGGCACATTCCCTCTTTTGTTGCGTTTCCTTTTCCGGTCGCAAATTTCTTAATGGTGGTGACAGGTAGGAGGTGAATATTCACATTCTCCCTCCAAATCTTATGTTTTAAGACTCCGCACCCCTCGGCCAGCACGTGGGTCGAAGATGAATGAGACGTGTAAGAGTAATTCTCAATGAAAATGTCTGAACACTTGAAGTGCAGGATGTGTTGAAGAAGCCAGCCCGAAATCCAGTCGACCCTTTGCTCCTGGGTGAGATATGGGGGGCAGCGCTCGGACGTAAGCCGATTATCCTGCCTGACCCACTTCCCTACGCCGTACAGGTAAAAGAAGTGACAGTTTGCAGGTGTCCACTCCTCCCCTATGTGAACGCACATAGCGGGACAGGATAGAGAGAAATCAATTCCAGCTATGCACCTCATGGGAGGTATTTAGCTAGTCGTTTCTCTCATTAGGATTTTCAATTTTATAACAAAGAAGGCCGGTACTGGTTTGTGCCCGTACGACGACATGAAACGGATATGTTATTGGACTGACTAACGACCGAAACATCCATCTATTAGAGCCATCGTGCTCGTAGCTACCCGATCGATGATATGTATCAATCGTACTGCCACCTGCCATGATAGATACTGTTCTTGGCTCTGTTCCCTTGGGGAAAAGAATAACTCCTCCCCGGTCACGGAACTCGGATTGCTTTAAAAGAAACCCAGATTTGGGGCCATCATTAGGTGACTTAATCACTGAACATGACTTTAAGCTCTCGTTGTCCTTCTGAGTCCATGTGTTTTTAGTGTGTTGCCGAATTGACTTCATTGCCTTTTCGGCCTGCTTTGCAACGAGGTGAAATACCTTGGAGGCTGCCTTGCAATTTCGCACTCTTGGATCAACGAAACCAGTGCCATAGTTGCAGTTATCCTCAAGAACCCACAGGAAAACTACCTCGCACCGATTGGCATATGTCGAGATGTACTGCATAAGAGGTCTTCCACTCTCGACTGAGTTCTCGCCTAAAGGACTCATTCGTTGTGGGAAAGTAATATCTGTACCATCTAAATTAGCAACGCACGCCTTAGGGAGTGGAGGGTTTGAACCGTGTCCCTCTACCAAGTCAGCACCTTTAATCACCTTTGTGCTTCGTGACGAGGCGGAAAGAGGATTCCATACGGTTCTGCACCCAGGGAACTGCTCTTTAGTCCACTCCATCAGTACCTCACCGGCCTTAGAGGACACATTAGACTCCAGTCCTGGGTTTATTAAACACTGAACTCTTGGGGGTAAGGCCTCAATTTTCCGCTTAGCTAATTGAACGTACTGAATGAATTTTGCCTTAAGCTGAGGGTCCCTGCTCCTCAATAGCTTGTCGTATTGGGCCGGATTCTTGATGCCGTACAGAAATTCATATTTACCAAGGCGCTTATTCCGATGTCCTGGCTCGTTGATGAGGTTTAATTCAATAGTCTGCAAGCGCGGATCTGCCGCAAGTCTGTCCCAGCACCGGAAGTCATTTCCGAATGTGTTATAGAGAGCCGCAATATGAAGGACAGGTAACCTTCGAACAGAACTCAGAAATTCATTACAATTAAAGGTGGGGGATGTTAACGAAAACACTCCTCTGCCCACGTTACTGACGTATGGTTGTGCGGTTGAGGTTCGCGGCATGAAGACAGAAAGCGCTACTACTACCGCTAATAAAGTCTTTTTCCACATAGTTACGCTCCAAATACAGCTCTGTGTGAGAAGTATTTAGTGAGCGCGGATTTGAGCCCGTGGAGCTAACTATTCGTTTGATTGTTTAGATAAACAGTCCGGACAGGTTGTTCTTTCCTTTTCAGTCCGTGCGTCCTGATCCCCGCAGGTGTCGCAAGTGTACACATACAGAGTCAGAACTTCTTGTCTGGCGAGATCTTCAAACATTTTTGATAAATCAGACTTCAACTCATCCAACGTCTCTCCAAATGGATAAGCGCTGTTTTGAGACCAACCACGAGGAGTCCCATCTTCGTCATAAAAAAATGACCGAATGTCCCAGACCTCGCTTCCGTCTTCATGGATAATCCGACACGGTCGATAGTTCCACTTAGTCATAGATATCGTCCTCAAACCGAAGGCATTTTCCGGCCCTAACGCCCTCTTGAACGGTGATGTTCTGGAGTGCAAGCCGAGATGTGCTTAGGTCATCATTAACTATGAGATAGTCAAACTTTTGATGCTCATCCGAATACACGCTTAACTCCTTCGAGGCTCTCCCAAGTCTTCTTGCCACCTCGTCAGGTGATGTACCCCTGGACTCTATGCGGCGACGAAGCTCATCTCTTGTAGAGCAGGTCAAAAAGACATTAACCGTATTTACAGGGAATGTGTCCTTCAGTCGGATTGCACCATAGACATCAAGAATAATTACCGCAGACTCGTCCTTTGAGATTACCTCCTCCAATGACCCCTTCAGGGTACCGTAAAGATTACCGTGCACCTCTTCATGCTCGAAAAACATATTGTCTGCGATTCCTCTCCTGAAATGTTCCTCACGCCAAAAGTGATAATCGACACCATCCAATTCTCCCTTCCGAGGTGTCCTTGTCGTGACAGTCGTAATGCGTGATACGCTTCCGTTCGATGTGCGTCGAAATATATCAGCGAGAGTCGTTTTTCCGGAGCCTGAAGGGCCGCTGAAGCAATAAATCATTCCGCCCATTTGGTCCGCCTTAGGAAATGATACCGCCTCCTGAGTTGGGGGTAATTAGGCCGCTTGTCTTCTCCCTAAACGCGGCATCGATTTGAGCGTTGGGTGCCATGGAATAGTGAATTGCATTTTTTGGTAGTGTCACATTCTTCGGGTCTTCAGCGAATGGGAACGCAACAAAGAAAGCTAGTCCAGGTTTGGTCGGGTCACCTGTCGGAACCACCTGGAACGCCAGAGCATCAAAGAATGTCACCGTGCCATCCGTGTTCTCAGATAACTTCGCAATCAAATATTCCCCTGAGTTAATGCGAACCACTTTAGTATCTGCCATATGGACTCCTATTTCATAAACACATAAGCCCATAGGGCCGCTGAAAGCATGTAGAGTAAGTTTATCCGACTGATAAGCTTGCCCAGCATTACCAATTCCCGACTTGCCCTTTTCACATACAGTAAAGTTACAATCGCTAGCCCTTTAACGGCGACAAGGGCCGTCCCTGGCCCAATTGCGTACATCAAAGACTTAATTAGCGGATTACCCTCAACCTCCATTCCAATTCCAAGACAACGCACTCCTGCATACGTAAATAATCCATCAATGACCTGGAGGATGATGTGTATGTGAAAAGGGCACATTTTGACCCCTCCTACTTGTGCCGAAGTACAAGTACGGTGTGTCCTGAGGTCAGATCGAATTGCTCAATCTGAAACTCTAGGGGCGAATCTTTAAGGGACTCTGTCCAAAGATGCGCATCATCTTGGGTCATTTTTACAACGTAGTGCCCCTTCTTTTCGCTAAGTTGAAACCGAGATGGAGCCTCTTCCCAAAGCCAAGCCTCCGCTTCAGTTACACCCTTTCTGCCTTTTGTCTTCTCTCGTCCCTCACAGATTCGAACTCCATCTCTCATCAGTTCGGCGATGCTGCGAACGTCAAATAGCACTCGGTTGCGAAAGGTGTCCGGGTCAAAGCCAAGCACTCGACATGACCACTTGAACGAGAGAGCTTCCTCGGAACTGCTCAGAATAGCAGCCAGAGCGGAGCGTCTGCGAGTCCGGCATTGCTTACGGTAAGCACCACTCTGACCGCCGTCTTTAGAGTTGATGTAGAGATCTCTAACCATTCGCAACAAGTGGTACACAATCAGATTGCGCTCAGCGCAGTCCGACAGCACCGAATCTTGCTGCTCATCAATCTCGTAGTACGCACCGGCCCCGTGCTTGCCACGTGGCGTAATATATTGGGGCGAACCCTCTGCACGAACATCAACCGAATTAACAACAACCTTTGCGTTAGAACCGAACATAGATCTCTCCCGTTGGGTCACAAGGACCCATTCAAAAGCCAAAATTTGAGGTTTCAGGGGTGGCTAGCTGCTACGCGGGAGCAGCTTTACGGGGCACCTTGTCAGGTGGCTTTTTGGTCTTTTTAGGTTTCGGTTCATCTTGGGCTTGAAGGTTTTCGCCCTGGTCATCTGCCGTACTGGTCTCCCCCATGCCAAGGGACGACATGATCTCGTTGAAGGCCTGCTTAGCCGATTCATCAGACGAGAATTTTATTACCTCAGGCAAAAACCCTGTGGTGGAAACAACTACCGATGCATTTTCGAGGTAGAGGGCAGTGATAAGGTCGAAGCGAAAAGTCACCGCACCAAACGTGATGAATGGAACGTCCTTCTGGCTTGAGCGGACCAAGTTGCAGATATCACGGTAGAGCGCTGAAGCCTTTTCAGGATTCTCTTCGGAAAACGAGAAGGCTTGCGGGCGGTCTTTTACCGATAACTTCACCTGGCTTGTTGCCAGATCAAGAGAGATTCGGTTTAACTTGGCTACCGATACTGCGACGTCGTTAATTCTTATAATTTGTAGCGTCATATCGTTACGCTCCTCTCTTAATTCGGTCGACGATGTAGCGCCGGAACGCCCTCGCTTCGGAGATTCGAAATGAAAGGGAGTAACGTTGGTACTCGGCTGGGGCGTATCCAAGTACCCTTTGAATATGCTCTGCTTTTCGTATCAGCGCCCCAAGTTGTCCCCCAACAAAGAAGAGATCATCAAGGGGAAGCTCAATTGCCGCTTCGTATACCGTGCGTGCCGAAATAGCCTGGTAGAGCTCCAAAAGAATGTCCTGGATATCATCAGTCAAAGTGGTACCTCTCAATTCTGACAACGAGGGTACGTAACGGCGACTGATGCCGAGCATTACCTTTTCAGCGACAAGTTCACTTTTTGTGATGCTCGGACCTGGATTGGCTAAGTTACGCGACTTCTGTTTCATACTGCTCCACGTCGAATATCGGTCTTGCACAGAGGCATTGAGGCACATATGCTCAAGTCCTTCGGCCCGACCTTGCTTCAGGTCTGGATAGATTCGGCAGCCTTCAAACAGCGCGTAATACGAAAAGCTCTGGTCGACCGCCCCAAAAGGGAAGAAGTCAATAGAAATTCGATGAGATACGTCGAGTAACTTTTTTTTCAATTAAATAGCGCCCGTTTGTTATCTATGCGAAATCACATCAGCTCCTAGTGAGCTTTTGACGTGTTTTGCCTGTAACTGAGAGGTACTCGTAGAGACAGGTTCCGCATTTGTTTTTGGCGGTACCCGGGCTTGATTCGACGTTCTTCGTTTTTTGAATAACTTGTTGCCGATCTAAGCGTGTTGTGTGCCGCTTACAACTCTGATGCCAGTCATCATGTTGCGAATGGCACATGTTCAGCCGAGAATCCTGCCAGTAGACCCGAGCGTGAATCCGCAGATATTGACAGAGCTTTAGGTTCTAATGCCGAGGGAGATTTTGAATTTGGTACTCGCAGTGCTGATTGAAATCTTGCTGGCGCAGATTGAGTTCTTGTCGGGAAACAAAGACACTTCAATGTCTCGGATATGGATGACCAGCCGGTATCCTACTCCCGCCGTCCCGTATCGTGTCCTGCGAACTCTTACTAATCTCATACAGCAAAACCCTTATGTACTGTGATAGCAGAACGAGACAGGTGCCGAGCATTACCGATTCTGAGTTTGGTGCGGCAAAGCTCGATATAAATAGCTATGCGGGGCAAAACCCAGCTTTGGGTGACACGCTAAATAGTGGTCGAGACGCGTTTTATACTTTGGAAGATTTCAACAATGGCAAATGGCATGTACTCAAAGGGCCTTGAGGCTTTTTTGACCGGTAACGTGAACTGGGAGGCTGATACGATTAAGGCGGTTCTCTTGGACCTTGATCGATACTCCCCGAATCTCCTCTCCCATCAGGTGCTCGCCGATATCCCATCAGCGGCCAGGGTATCTATTTCCCCTGCCCTTACCGCTAAAACGGCTACCAATGGGGTGGCGGACGCGGGGGATGTAACCTTCCCATCTGTGTCTGGCCCTCAGTCTGAGGGCATTGCTCTCTTTAAAGACACTGGGAATGAGGCTACATCGACCCTTATCTGCTTTATCGATACAGCAGGTGGGCTCCCGGTCTATCCCGGAGGAAGTGACATTTCGGTGGTGTGGGATAACGGACTGAACAAGATCTTTAGGCTCTAACCCAGGGGTCACATCTGTTCAAGGGGAGCCGTGAGCTCCCCTTTTTTATGCTGAAGACCAACAAAGGGGTTTGGGAATCGGCACTTAGAAAGTTTTTCACACATTTTAAAAAAGGTAATGCTCGGCGCTTAATGCTCTCCCGTAGGCTGGTCAAACTGAAATTAACCGTTTTTTACGGAGTTTGAACATGGCAACGAAGAAAGCAGCAAAGGCGACCAAGGCAAAGACAACGACGGCAGGGAAATCTACGGCTGAGATCCTCACCCAGACAAACAGCCGAGTGGCTTGCTTAAGCGCAGCAAAGAAGAAGGCAGCTAAGAAGAAGGCAGCAAATCGGGTGGTATCGCTTTTGACCCGAGCAAAGGCAGCGCTTCTTCGCCTTGTGGGTCGTTAATTGTACAGAGTAGCTTGAGGAGGAGGTTTATGAGTTTGTTTCATCAGAAATCAGAAGTTCTTAGGCGTCTTTCTCAGGCTATTACTCAGCTTGAGGAGGCGGTCTACGCGGCGAAGGACACTATCGAGAGTAAGCCCGAGTATCCGATTGAGGCTATTGAGCGCCTGGACCACTATCTGAACATTGTGGCCCAGCAGCGGTACTCGCTCCTTACCATTTCAGACCTCATCGACCAGGGGGACATGGAGTCCCTTACCCAGGAGGTCAGCAAGGTCAATGGGCTCTCGGCTATGATCCGCGAGGACGCCAAGGAGCTCCTTGGGGTCTTGGCTAACCCTGACCTTAAGGTAGTCCGGCCCGAGTACAACTAGCCAGTCCGCCTTCAAACGCAGGGCACAAAAAAGCCCCGGTGTCGCATGGTGAGTGCGGCATCGGGGCTTCTTCTTTTGGGGGTCGTGAGTGGTTTGGTGGGTAGCGGATCATCTGTCCGCTTTATCTGTTTGCCTTTGCTTTTGACTTCTTGTTACTGTTTAAGAGAGCGGACATTTTGGGCTCACTTCGTTCGATGCTTTTGAGTAAAACGCACTCGAACTTCGTGGTCATAAAATGGTCCAAAACATCGAAAAACACGTAGCGAAAAGTGGCTACAAAGAGCAAAAACGAACGCACAAACCGTTAGGAGTTTTGCTTTGAAAAGTGTGGTGTTTTAGGGGAATAAATAACCATTTCAGTGAGATAGAAATGGAGCGGGTGAAGAGATTCGAACTCTCGACCTCTTCCTTGGCAAGGAAGACAGTCGAGAGTTA